TCTGAGTGGGAGTAGGCGTTGGGCTAGGCGTTGGGCTAGGCGTTGGGCTAGGAGATAAAGCAGCAACTAAAGCAGACGTAATAGTAGACGTCGGCGTTGGACTAGGCGTTGGGCTAGGCGTTGGGCTAGGCGTTGGGCTAGGCGTTGGGCTAGGCGTTGGGCTAGGAGATAAAGCAGAAACTAAAGCAGACGTAATAGTAGACGTCGGAGTTGGGTTAGGATTAGCATCAAACGTATAACCGGGTTGATTCCACGCAGGTGTATTGTCAGGCGTTGGCGTAGGCGTCGGAGACGGCGAAAGTGAACTTATGATCGAAGAAATCTGATCTGCATTGTTTGCAGTATTTGACAACGCAGAAGATGCTTGTAGTGATGCTTGCTGCAAAGCACTTACAGGCTGTGTATTTGCAACAGAAGAAGTTGTATCAACAATGTTTGATTTTGCAGATGAGTCTAATGCCTGTTGCAAAGCACTTGTAACAACAGTATCTGCCGATGGAAGTGTAGAAGTAACCGAAGGCGAAACAGCCTGCTGCAATGCGCTTAACGGCAATGTGGGTGATGACCCATCATCTGGAGATAACCCAGAGTCGTTAACAATTCTCATCGTCTCATGCTCATTGCGTTGGTGAAGGCAAAGGCCCAATCCTGCCAGTTATCAAACATGCGCGAGTCTGGAACGCCTGAACTGCCAAATAAACCTATTCCGCTCAAACCATCGACCCACTCACGCCATTTAGTCTCTTCCACCGTACCAAGCTGCTGGGCGGCAAAAAGCTCATTGGTCAGTGCGCACCAATAATCCCACTCCATGTTTCGGGGATCATAGGTTGTCATGGGTTTCCTGTCGAACGTGTATCGCCTGTGGTTACAGACAGCACGACCTTGCCGGTCTCGTAATTGCCATTGAAGGTGTTGGATTCGAAGTGCAGACGCAGCTCGCGTCGCTGCTCACGCATGTCAATCTTCAAAGTGCCGGGCTGGAAGTAGTACGGGTCAGATTCCTGATCGGTATCGTCAGCATAGCCTTTACCAAGCACGGTAACACTCATCTCACCGGTCTGAACAAAGTCGGGCTCGACGCGTTCCATGCGGGTCCAGAGGTTGTCGCCCGGCTGGGTCGTGGAGCCCACCAAGTTGATCATAGAGCCGATCGTGGTGGTCTCAAAGAAGCTCTTAACTGCGTCAACGGTGGTCAGGTAGACCTGATCTGTACCAGCCTCATGCTGCCAAATAGTGTAGGTCGTCACCGTCATTTGCTCAGAAGATATCGGAGAAGCAAACGTGGCGCTCAAAGTGTAGGTGCCAGCCCCTCCGGCTCCAGTGCCGAAAGCCGTAATGTAGGTGTTGCTAGGAATTCCAGCGCCATTAACCAGTTGACCTACAGACAAGGTGCCATACAAAACAGCAGAAACAGTCATAGTGCTTCCGCTAATACTGGCAGTAAACGAAACACTGGTAATCGGCGTGTTGTCGGCCCACAGAGGCTTTGGGAATACCTCTGAAAATGTGCCAGAGCTACGGCGTGCGCCCAAGGCCATTCCAGCGTCGTACCATGCCTTTTCGCGCACGTTATAAATGATCGCGTCGTTGCATTCGGTAGAGTCTCCTTTTGGATAGAACCACCAAATCTCACCCCAGCGCGGAACCTTGCTTGCCCAAACCTTTTGTCTTTGAGCCAAGTTAATGTTGTCAAAGAAGTAGTTCTGGTTAATGCCGTTTGGAATTTCTTGAACAACACCTTGATACGCCAAGAATCGGTCCACGCCAATCCAATAGTAGATGCCGTCATACTCAATCACGCACTGCGACGACATAATGGAACTTTGGCTGCTGATCAGGTCATAGCTCCAGTACAGCGTACTTCCGCTGGCCGTAGTTGGCGAGAAGCTGACGCGAATCAGCGCATCCAATGCCCAAAACAGCCCGGCAGGAGATGCCGTACCGCCGCGCAGTGGAAGCCCCTTGACGATCTTGCCGGTCGACACGTTGTTGGCGTTCGACGTGGCCGAGACCCAGTCTTGAAAGTTACCGGCGCCGCAGTTCTGGATCAATCCATTGTTGCCGTACACGAACAGGTACGGGTGGATCATCACGCAGCCGCCAGACACAGAGATGTTGTTGTCAAAAGTGACCGTCACGGTGCCGGTCGTCATGGATGCAGAGGCCGTCACCGTGGTCGTAGCGCCACCGGCAAAAGATATTAGGTTGGTAGTCCCGCCAACAGTTTGGGAGACGCTGATGGTGTAGGTGCCAACGCCGCCAGTGCCAGTGCCCAGAGCAGTAATGGTCGTGCCGCTTGTAACGCCGCTGCCGGTGATCGTCTGGCCCACGGCCAAAGAGCCGACAGATATGGCCGTGACCGTCAGGGTCGTTCCGGACATGTAGCCAAGCATGCTGGCGCTAACCACAACTGACACCGAGCTTACAATCGTGCCTGTGGTGATGCCGGTGCCGCTCATAGTTTGACTAACCCCAACCAACGCATTGTTGCCGTTGATGATGGCCGTGACGCCATTTAAATAAGCCGTGGCCGTGAAGACGCCAACCTTAGACATTGAAAGGCTGCCGCTAGAGCCGGGGAACGATCCATACAACACCGGAGTGTTGGTCGTAGAGTCAATTGCTGTCAGGTTCTGTCCGGGATGTGCTACCAAGTTGTTGTTGGCGCCTCCAGTGGAGTCATATCCAATGTCAAACTGCCAGAGGTTGCTTGTGCTTGCAGTGAAGTTGCTCAGGCTGTAACGATAGGGGCCAGAGCCGACACCGTCGTCATTGTCAGTAATCCACTGCTCCAACCCATTGGCGTTTCCTGAGACAACGTAGTTCAGGCCGCCAGTGGAGGTCATCTGCATGCCGCGAGAGACGCCCGTGGCGTTCAAAAAAATGCCTTTGTATCCACCTATTTTTCTTGGTCGTCCGCGCTGAAACCGGACCCACTGGCCGTCCACGCACATTGGAGAGTCGAACTGAGTACCGTCCCGCTGGATACCAGCGGGAAAGTTCATCGATATGACTTTTTGTGTCAAAACGTGCCCCCGGAGATTCCCAGAGGAATAGTCAATCCGGGATATGTTCCGCCAGAGGGGGCTAAAGTCATACCAATGGTTCCGTTAACTGCAAACCCAATAGTGTTACTGGTTGGTAGGTAGAAACCCGTACTGGAGTTGCCTGCAAAGTTAATTGAAGGGGCTGTAACAGAGCCAACGTTTGCAGTAAACGTGCCGGACGATGCCGTGTTGCTGGTGGTACTGAAAACGTTTGTTCCGTCACAAATAACAAACGCAGTTTGACCTGAATTTACAGTTATGGTTGTTCCGCCAACAGCCGCAGTCTTAAACGTCAGAGTGTATGCACCACTTGTAACATTTTGTAAGGAATAAAGCTGAACCGTAGATGGCAGCACCACGCTGGTGTTTTGACTTAGGACACCCGTGTACTCTTGAATTGTGTTAGAGCCCTCTGCGGACGTCAAAGTGATCGTGGCCCCAGCACCTGTAACACTCTTCACCAACTGGGTATAAGCGAAGGCATTAGACCGGCCATAGGCGTAGGTGTTGTACCCGGTGGAGCCGTTGGAGACAATTACCAAAGACTCGGTCAACTGCAACTGCTGGCTTGCATTTCCGTCAATCGTGTCGATTCCGGAAGGCGTCAGCGTCAGGATGCCGGTCCCGTTGTTGCGGATGATCGCAAACCAGTTGTTCCCCACCGTCGAAGAAGACGGAAAAGTTATGGAGCCAACACCGCTGGACCAGACAAGAAAAGAAGCCCTGTTTGCAGCACTAAGGGTTGTGCTCGAATAAATATTGTTGACGGAATATGCCTGATTCAATGTCAGGCCAATTGGCGTCAATCCATACCCGGCAAGGGCACTGGCATTGGCAGAAGATGTACCAGCCCCAAATACAACACTGGCCCATGTGCCGTTTACTGTAGTGTTGTCCGTTAAGAAAATGAACTGGGCAATACCAGAAGTAATAGCAATAATAGTATTGCCAGAGTTGTCCGTGACCGTGAAGGTATTTGAACCCACATTGCGAACGAGTACAGACTGTCCAGTAGAGACCTGAGAAGCAGGAGGCAGCTCAAGAAGCAGGCCAGTAGTAGTAGCAGTGCAATCAATGATGCTACTTGCAGGAGTACTGCTGTTACCGTTAATAGGCCATTGAAGGACCGTGTTGGCACTGATCGAGATGGATTCATAGCTGACTGACGACGGGGAAATCGTTAGACCGGTAAAGGGATTGACGTAAGTAGCCATAATTAAGAGTCCTGTGCAATAGCTGAGCGATCTCCAAGCCGCAGCGTGTCTTCAGTCTTCAGCGCGGTCATGGCTTCTGTAAATAGCTGGCCCCAAACGGCCAATCGATTGTCGTCCTTTAGGAACGGTGCGGTCTGCTTCAGGGTGCCAAACAGCATGGCATTCGGGGCATTCTGCGTGAGCCAGTTGGTTTGGTTTGCTGATGACAACGGCTCCAGCCGGGTGTAGCACAATGTTTCAAAGGCAAACGCGCTGCTAGGAGTTGGCGCCACGAACCAGTGGTCGTAGTCGTAATCGGCGTAGTACAAGGGCGTGCCGGTGGCCGTAACGTCAGGTGCGTAGGTGTTCAGGTATTCCAGCTTGCGCAAGAACATGGGCTGCTTGGCGCCACTTACGGCCAGCGTCATGGACACCGTCTTGCGCCAGCGGGCAGGCTTGGCGATGATGGGATTGCCGATGTTCATGGTGCCGTCGGCAACGATCATCTGGCCCAAGGTCTTGATCTCTTGGGCTATCTCGAACTCGGCCATGGTGATGGCCGTGGGGATGAAATTAACTACCGCCGTGTCGCTACGCTCCAAATATTGGAGGACCAAGCTTGTAAGGCTGTCGTAAGTCAGGACGTAGGACGGTGTGGTCATCGGATACCCTATGAAAGAAAAAGAGCCCGTTCGTCGATGCGGCGGTTTTGCAGCCCTTTAAGGATTTTACCCCCGCCCATACAATACTTCAAGAACTCGTCCGCAGCGCCCGCTTTATCCCCGCGAAGCAGTTTCTGGCGAAGCGTAGAACGCTGGAGTGTCCCAAGGCCGCAGTTAAAAGAAAAACTGACAAGCCCATCAAACATACCCTGTGTAAGGCTGACAGGACAGAACTGCTCGACCCCGCGCTCAAATCTAGCCAAATCTGCTGCAAGTATTCCATCTACTTCCTCCATAGGGAAAACCCTATCATCCTCTGGGCGCAGGGGAAACGCATCCCGCTGCTCAAGTTTCAGCCTGCCCTGCTCTGGATAGAGCACATGCCCTACCCCTATAGTCCATAGCTTGGCTGGGCACCTGTATGCACGCAGGCGGGTGCCCTCGTGATGCTTGATGACCTCCAGTGCTTTGGCTGATACTTTCATTTGCGTCTCACCGTTTGAACACAACCAACCTTGTACCCCAGATCACGCCATTCTTGAGCCGCTTTCTGGCAGGCGCCCTCGTACTCAAAGTACCCAACAACTGTGACGTACTGCATATTAATCCCCGATATAAGCACCAGAGTCCAGATCATTTTCCAAAGGCTCGGCCCCCGAAGTGAAACGCAATGATGGAAGCAAATAGTGCTTGGGTGTTGGAATCCCACAGCTTCTCAGCCAGCACAGGGAATTGAACGCCGTTGTTGTAGCCGTAGATGAACAGGCCGATGTCCACAAAACACAGCAGGGCAAAGAAGCCAAGGGTGATGAACGAGCGGACGCCTGCACGGAGATTCTTCATCCACTGGCTGGTGCCTTCGT